GACGGTGCAGATCATAGTGTTCAGTGAGATTGATCTTGCTGTAAGACATGCTCAGTCCTTCGCGGCTTGCTTGGATTACACAACGTAATATGAAGATCAAGATTAAGCAATCTTGCGGTATTAAAGGCGCTCACGTGGAAGCGGGGGCGTCTATCGATGTCGAAGATCATATTGCTAACGATCTTATTGCAATGGGTCGAGCCGTCAAACATACCGGCGGTTCTTCCCAAGAGAAAAAACCATCTAAAAAGGCAAAGCCATGAAAATCAAAATCTTGGACGACTGCGATTTCGAAGGTCGAAGCCTCAAGAAAGGTGACACTATCTTGATGGACTCGAATGAAGCGTCACGTTTAATTGAAACAGGCAAAGCCACTCCCGAAGACACAAACCGTTCAGTCGGTCTAAAGTCTTCTAACGTGGAAGCGCCAACAAAACGCAAGAAGTAACATGGCAGTCGAAGACGATGCAATGCGCTTGGAGTTACTCGAAGATTGGGGCGTGTCCTCAACATTCACTGACACAAGCGCATCAAGCGCCAGTACAATCACGGCTATGCTGAAACGCGAATATTTCGAGGAATCAGCGGGCGAGACTACTGTTCAGTCTTCTCAGCCGGTAGCAGTGGTTAGGACTTCCGACGTTTCCAATGTTGCTCATGGAGACACTCTGGCAGTTTCCGGAACGACTTATACAGTCGTCGAGGTTTCGCCAGATAACGAAGGATTAACTCAGCTTCGTTTGAGGGTCTAGATGGCACATTTACGTCAATCTATACGCGAGAGAATCGGAACGCTTGTTACTGGTTTAAGCACAACTGGAAGCAACGTATTTCAAAGCCGAGTTTATCCGGTTGAAGATGGTTCGCTTCCTTGTCTTTTGGTTTACACAACTTCAGAAGAATCGGAGGTGACTGAAATCGCGTCGCCTAGACCAATGACTAGGTTTCTTAATGTAATTGTCCAGGGGGTCGTCGGGGCTACAACTCCGGATGATACTTTGGATGATATATCGAAAGAAGTCGAAGTGGCTTTGGCGGGTGATGTAACTATTAATTCATTGGCAAACAACAGTTTTTTGTCATCAACAAGTATAGAGTTCAATTCTGACGGCGCTAAGCCGATCGGTACGGTGATGCTCAATTATATTGTTGAGTATCGAAACGTGGATAATAATCCAGAATCAGCAATTTAATTAATAATAACAAGGAGTTAACATGGCAACATATAAAGGCCAAGATGGAGTTTTTCAAGCTATCACCACTGGTGGAACGCTTGCTTCAACTAACAACTTAAAATCGTAAACTAACTGCGACTTTATACAGAAATGTATATCGAAAAATCCTTTGAATTTCTGGAAAAGCAAGAACTGCCAATCAGAAGCGAAGCCCGAAAGGGAACGTTCAACGACCATCTCGAAAGAGAGTACACTCAAGCGAGTGGAAGCGGAGGAAACCCGAAAGGGTTGTGATATGGTCTAATCTATCGGGTTGAACCGGTAGCAGTGCCTAGCGCACGGTCTGGGAAATAGCGAGTCCAGACGAATGTAAATGGGTCAATAGAAGAAGCGACCGACAGTATCGAGACCACTGTCATGGGTGCAACTTCCAAGACTTTTACCACAGGTATCAAATCATGGACTGCCAGCGCAGAGTTACTTTATGACTTATCTAACGCCGTTCAAGCCGATTTGGTTGTGGGCGAAGAAGTAGACATTAAGATATGGCCAAACACCACAAGTCAGACTGAGTCTTTCGCAGGAACAGGCATTGTGACTGCGACTTCACAGTCAGGCGCACTTGGCGACATGGTTAATTCTTCCATAACTGTTCAGGGTTCAGGAGCACTAACCGTCGTAGCATAGGTGAAATATGGAAACTATTGAACCGTCTGCTATTGAAAAAGCATCGAACCATTTCCGGAAACGTCTGAATGGCGAATTGTTGCATTTGGACGTTCCGGAGTGGGGGGAAGCTGGCAAACCGTTTAAAATCTACTTTAAACCTTTAATTAATTTTAAGGCGCAAGAAAAAATTTTTAAACTGGTGAGCGATGGAAAATCTTCTGAAGCCTTGTGCATGACTTTGGTGATCCGCGCACTTGATAAAGATGGAAAAAATTTGTTTCAAGAAGGACACATGGCGACGCTTATGCACGAAGTTGATCCGGATGTTGTGTCTGGAATTGTCACGAAAATGGGTCAGGAATCAGACGACCATGAAACGCTAAAAAAAACTTGACTGAAGAACCAGACATTTATTTCTGCTTTCATCTTGGAGAAATCCTGCATAAATCTCTGGATGAAATAATGGAATTATCCACGCTTGAAATAAAATTATGGTCTGCATATTTCGATCTCAAAAATGAAAAAATGAAGAATGGCTAGTCCATCAACCAACATTAAAATAACGGCAACCGATAAGACGCAACGCGCGTTTAATTCGGTCAATAATAATGTCGCCAAAATGTCGAAAGGTGTGGGGGCGCTAAAAACTGCTTTTGGTGCGTTAGCTGGTGCAATGGCACTTCGTGCATTTGTTAATTTTGCAAGTGAGCAGTTAAAAATGGCGGATGCAATGGGTAAGTTGTCAACCAAATTGCAGATTTCCACAACTGCACTTCAGACGTTCCGTTTTGCGGGTGAGCAATCCGGCGAAACCTTTCAGACAATGGACAATAATTTAATTAAATTTGCCAAGAATTTAGGCGAAGCGCAAACAGGAATTGGACTTGCCAAACGTGAACTTGAAATTTTAGGGATTGAATTAGAAGACTCGTCCGGCAATTTCAAGAGCCATGAGCAAATATTAAATGAGGTTGCAGACGCTTATAAGAACATGGACAATCCGGCGCGTAAAATGGCATCGGCAATGGCGCTGTTTGGACGCTCCGGTCATGTCATGGTCAATATGCTTTCGGATGGATCAGAAGGTCTTAAAGATTTACGGAAACAACTTGTTTCAACTGGTGGGATAATTAAAGAAAGTTTCATTCGTGATGCTGAAGAAGCAAACGACGCAATGAACCTTCTGAGCCACACTTTCGGCGCAATGACAACTAGACTATTGTCAGGACTTTCTCCGGCTATTTTAGCAGTCACAGACGCAATGCAACGGATGTTAAATCTTGATCCCACAAAGACCATGAGTTTGCGAAGACTTCGGCAAGAATACGACGAATTAGATGTTTCAATTTCAAAGACTGCAACACGAATTCGTAATCTGGAACAGGCAAGAGTTGACAGCGGGGTCGTAGAAGTTGAAAAGCAAATTCTTAAAAATTTGATGCAGGAGCAATTCGAAATTGAAGTTCAAATTGCATTGCGGAAACAAGTTGAAGAAAGGCAACAGGAACAATTAAAAGCACAACAAAAAATTAAAGAACAAGCAGAAAAACAGAAAAAATTAGAAGAAAGAAAAGCATTAGCATTAAAAGAACAGGAAACAATACAAAAAAATATTGCTGGTCTTCAATTAGCTGGTGCAACAAAAGCCATATCTGCACAAAATCAATTAAATGCTGAACATGAAAAGACGATTGAATTAATAGAAAAAGAATACTCCGAAGACTTTGCAGATATGGAAAAAAAGCGCACGGACGACATTGGTTACAGGAATGACAAATTAAAGGAACAATATGCGCTCTATGGTGAAGGACAAATGGCATATCGTGAAGCTCATTTGCAGATGATGGCAGACGCGGATATGCTTGCAAAAAAAGAAGAAGAATTGAACGAACAGAGACTTGCAAATGCAATTTCTTTGAGTTCATCAATGCTTCATTCGATGAAGGGTTTCAATAAATCATGGTTTGAAGCGTCCAAGGCGTTAAGCATTTCTGAAACAATTATGAACACTTACAAAGGTGCGTCTTCCGCACTTGCGACACCGCCCCCATGGGTAGGGATTGCTTTTGCATCAACTATAACCGCTTTGGGATTAGCAAATGTGGCGCGAATCAGAGCGCAAAAATATCAAGGTCGCGAAATGGGAGGAACAGTACGGAGTGGACAACCTTATATTGTTGGTGAAGCTGGCGCGGAATTGTTTACGCCTAACCAAACAGGATCGATCACGCCGAATAATGCAATGGGCGGAAATAATGTGAATATTAATATTAATGCAGTGGACGCACAAGGGATAGACGATTTGCTTTATGATAAGCGTGCAATGCTTGTGTCTGTTATTCAGAAGTCATTGCGCGAACAGGGAATGCGACAAATTAGTTACGATCTATGAGCGGGACATTACCACAATCACCAGCATTTAGTGAACTTACGGTGACGTCTGTACAACCGTCCTTTATTTCGCGATCAATTTCCGGACGAAGACAAGCACGGCAAACTCATGGTCAATATTTTAAACTGACTGCGAAATATCCGCCAATGACAAGGGCGCAATTTGCTCCAATATACGCATTCATTATGAAGCAACGTGGCCAATATGAATCGTTTCAAGTGATTCCGCCAGTGATAAATGTTGGTAATACGGCGACACAATCTTCAGATGCAGGATGGGAAAATAACGAAGACACTCAGCCAGTATCACAAGCAAGCACATCAGGTTCGGGAACAGGGGCAACTTTTCTTACTAGAACAAATGCTGCAACTCCGCCAGATAATCTTTGGAGTGTAACGGTTACAGCTGCAGGGTCTGGATATGCTGTAAGTGATACTATCGAACTAATTGATCCCAAAAATACTGCAAACCTTGCAACCTTAACTGTAAGCAGTATTGATGGGAGCGGAGGTATTACAGGGTTATCAGATAGTTCGCCAGAAACTAGATATAACGGCCCGCCAAAAGTAAACGGAGCATCACAAACTGGTCGCTCAGTTATTACTGAAGGATGGAATCAAAGCTCGGTTGCATTTAAAGCAGGAGATTATTGTAAATTTGCAAACCATGACAAAGTCTATACTGTTTGTTCAGATGCAACGGCAGATGTAAATGGAAATGTTACATTAACTATTGAACCAGCATTAGTAACTTCACCAGCAAATGATAGCAATATTACTTATACCGCCGTTCCGTTCACCGTTGCGCTTACTGGAAGGGTGCAGGAATTTCAAACAGGCACGACCGGCTTGTATGAATATGAGTTGGACATGGAGGAAGTCATATGAGTCGGGGTCTTTCTTCAGCTATTAAAACACAACTTGCGTCATCTTCATTTGTAATGGCTCATCTAGTGAAATTAGAATTTAATACGACTTATAAATACACCGATTTTTCCTCAGATATTGATGTTGGAAGCACTGAAGTTACAAAAACAGATTGCACTTTAACTTCAGATACACCGGACGTAGATATTGCATCTTCCGGAACAGCTGATGTTGAGGCTGGTTGGTCTGTTACTGGTACTGGAATACCAGCTGACACTACCATTACCGGTTTATATACTAATGGGGATGGTGTTGTTTTATCCAATAATCCAACTTCAAATTTTGGATCAAGCAAAACATTAGTATTTACTGAACCAGCTGAAATTTATTCAGCAAATGGATTTCTTCAAAGTATGGGTTCAATTAATGAGTCATCAAAATTAACGATTGGTTCTATTGATTTAGTTCTTTCCGGAGTTAATCAGACGTTAATATCTGATCTGCTTAATAATGGACATTTGAATAAAAAAGTAACCATCCAGCGTGCGTATATTAACTCAAGCACAAATGCATTGATTGAAGCATTTTCTATTTTTTCGGGTCGAGTTGATGGAATGCAAATTCGCGACACGAATGAAACTTCAGAAATTGGGTTAACAGTTTCAAATCATTGGAGTGACTTTGGCCGAAGGTCTGGTCGCAGGACAATATCAAGCAGTCAGCAACAATTTTTCCCTGATGACAAGGGATTTGATTTTATCACAAAAGCTAACCTGAATTAGAAAATGAGTGTTCCTTACATTGGTTATGGTGATAGCACGATGCTTCAGCCGTGGATGATACCTAGTTATGATCCTACAGCGTGGAATGTAGGGTTAAGCAGGGGAGAGTTAAAACAACTTTCTAAAATTGGCGGACTCCCCATTATTTATGGTGAAAGAATTATCAAGGGGATTACTGTTTATTTAGAGGAACGCAAGGGCGCAAGATTAACAACAGGAGCATGGCTTGATGGTGGGGATTGGCAACAAAGTATCGTAATTGGAGAAGGTGAAATCTCAGGCGTTGACCGGATGATAATTAACGATGATCGTGGAGTAATGCTGACTGCTCCTGATTCAGATGGAAGAACGGAAGTTGATACCAGCGGGGTTGCATACGCAATGTGGACTAAAGTTTTTACAGGATCAGATAGTCAATCAGCGAATGCAAGTGATACATATAACAAAAGTTTCACTTATGGCAATAGTGATTCATCCACTCCGAATACTTCATGGTCAGCTGAACATAAATTATCAGGCGTT